ACTGGAAGATTGATATCGGAGGCAAGGTCTTTGAGAACAACTTCGACATCTGGATTCTTTCTAATGTCTTTACCCTTGTTCTTCTGAATTTTCTTGAAGAACCTCTGTAGTTCTGCTACCTTGATTTCTGGATTGTTTCGTGGGTCATTCAAACGGTCCACGAAGTGGCGTGTAAACTCAACATCAATATCATATTTTGCAAGAATACGGTCAGCAAACTTTTCTAGCCCATCGACATCTGATTGTGAGAACTTTTCTTGTACCTTCTTAGGAGTTTCAACCTGACTTAGTGTGAGTGGTTCTGGTGGTAGAAGAACTTTATCCTTAACCTCTTCAACAATCTCCAGAAGTTGGGAAGGATCAAAGGATTCAATTACACTCTCAACATTTACACTATTGTCCTCTGAAACTAAAAACTCAAAGATATTTCTCTTGATGTTTTTCTTTTCTTCAGCAACGACTTCTTTAAACTTGAACTTGTATTCAGTTGGTTCTACAGGTTTAGGCTCAACAGGAGTCTCAACAACCTCTTCCTTAATAGGTTGTGGTTTTGGTTCTTCTGGAACGTCTGTTAAAAAACTGTAAATATCAAGTTTGTTTTTCATTAGGTGATATACATGTTAAGTTCATATCTCTTATTGTCGAGATTAGCAACTTGAATATGTACCCTTTGCTTCTTATCGGTATCTAGGATATAACTGTTAGTCTTACCAGAACTTGGTTTTCTTGGACCACTCGCAACCTTGTTGTCAATCTCACTAGGTTGTACAGTGTATCCTTTGCTCTTTGCAAACTTGTACGCATGTTGCATGGCACTTGAGAAATCCTTGTGATACAGTTCGTATCCAGTTGCAGACTTCTGTGCGTTCAGTGCAGCCATAGGTTTTGTGGTATCATAACCCGCACCATATGCCATCTCTGAAGTTACCTTCTTGACGAACTTAGACTCTTTCTGTGCAGCACGTCTCTCTCTTGCCGCCTCAAGTTTTGCACGATGTTGACGATATGCCTTGGTTCGTGCATCAAAGAGTGCATCTCTCTTCTTTTTCTTCTTGTCCATAACTGCATCTGGTGGCATAGAAACGTCACCACTGCTTGCGTTGTTTGCGGGTGCATCCTCTTCAATTCCAGAATATGGTGAAACCTCTGTCCAGCGTTTCATTTTATGTCCTCCAAACTGACGTATATTTCTTCTTTTGTTTTTAAGTGTACAACAGGAAAAATTTCTACTCCAAGCACAGTATCTACAGGTGGTTCATCTTTGAATGCTGCCACCTTATCACCTACCTTTGCAGTAAGTTCTTCCTCTTCATTATTTAGAATATCGTTGACTAGTGTGTACTCTCCCTTTGGAAGTACTTCACCAAATCCCACAACTTCTTCCATAATGGTATCATCAATCTCGTATCCCTGTTCCTTGAGATACTTCATGAACTCCCTCTCAAATACATCAGGATCGTCAACAGACTCCTTGAATGTATCCTTAAGTAGATACAGGGCTGCAGCATAGGTTCCTAGTCTTGTTCTAAGACCAGGCACCTTTTCAAAAATTTTCTTGATATTGAAAACCAGTTTATGCAGAATAGTATATGCATTTCTCTCTTCAGATGTGCGAAGAGGTTCTGGTTTAGTTTGTCTTACACCATTAATAGGCGGAGGCAGAACACGATTACCCTTTTCATCAATGATGCCGAGTTTATATGCTTCTGTCTTGTCAAAGGGAGTGACAAGTAATTTTATGAATCTGTATGTTACAAATAAGTCTATCGCTCTGCCCATTAAACTCTTTTCCTTAATATTTCTAATACATGTGGATCAGTTTCGATACTCTTCAACTCATCCTCTCTAATCATATTTAGAAATACTAGGAAAGACTTTAATGCGTTAAGGTATTCCTTTTGAGTTTTAAAGAGCAGTAGTGTCACACATGCGTCATTACCAAATAGGTTTCTCAATATAATAATGTGGTTGAGAAGTAACCTCTCCTTCAATACACTCGTAGTCTTATACTTTTTAAGAAGACGTTTAATATACTTAAACCTCTTCATATCATCATGAAATTCTTTTTCACCTTCACACTGAGGATTTTCATAATGTCTTATTGCATACATCATGAAATTGTCTTGGGTTATCTTCTCATACATGCTTATTTAACTGAAGCAGTTAACTTATATGAGTTATCCTCTTGCATTTCATACCCGATTACCAAAGTAAGACCACCTTCTTTGACATGAGAAATACCATCATCTTCCTCAAACTCATCAAATGGAGTGTCTACACTCTTACCAAAACGACCAGCACCAACACTTAGAGGCAACTCAAAAGAACCACTTTCCCCTTCCATTACTGGTACTTCACCAAAAGTAAGCTGGATTTTACTAAGACTATTTCTTAGAACTCCAATTGCCTGCTCTGGAAGTACATAGTTATTGCAGATTACACCTACAAAAGAATTTAGTGCTCTAATAACTGCGGGATTTGCGTAGTCTTGCATGTTAAGGTTAGATGCGGCATCGGCAGTTGGACCACCAGATAGTGCGCCATGACCTTCTGTTACGACTTTCTTAAATCTTTTCATTTTAGTCATCCTTGGGTTCTACGTCTGAAGGTAGAGTATCAAAGACTCTCTCCTCTAGAACTTGAACCTTCTTTGTTGTTTTCTTAGGTGCAGGTTTCTCTTCTACCTGTGGAGTAACTGTCTCAATGAGAGCACCACCAGCACCATATCTTTTTCCATCGTCTCTTGCCATAATTGTCTCCAAATAAGGGTGGGGGGACGAACCCCCCACACCAAATTAATATTAGGAAATAACTGGACCAGTACCAAGGTCGCCTGTAGCGCCTGTACCGTGACCAATCACTGCCCAACCGTCTGTACCTGTCCACTGTAGTGTAACAGCTTCACCAACTGCGTTGAAGGTGATTGTTGCTGCTGAACCAACTGTTGTTGTAAGGTCAACGTCAACTGTGTTTGACACATCCTTAGCAACAATCATGTGAATCTGACCAACGATTGTTGCATCAGCAAGAGTTGTTTGAACAGTAGCACTTGCACCGTTTAGGATATGAATACCCTTTGTGATGTCAAGAGCACCATCAACAGTCTTTGTCTCTGCGGTGTTTGTTGCAAGGGGAACGGGGATATAGTTAAATACGTTTGCAACAGAAACCTTCTTGTTGATTGGTGTACCACTTGGGTCATCAACAACGTGGAAAAGGTCAGCGGTATTAATACCTGTGGAAAGGTCTGTTAGTGCTGTAATTTTCTTGTCTGCCATTTTGGCTTCTCCTTATATAAACCCACACTATTGTGGGAATGTTACTGAGGACATGAACGCATCATTCCTCATCACTTGTTTCATCATTAATTTCTTGAAGGAACGCTTCGCACTGTTGGTATGCTCCCAACAGTGCGTTTAGCGTTGCCTTATCATCCATAATCTGCCTCTCGGCATTTGCAATCCGTTCTCGTACAGACTTTACATCTTCTACTAGAACTTCCATGCGATTCTTAATCATCTCTTCGTCAATCATAATATCTCCATTATAATGTTTAGTTAAATTATGCAGTTACAGTAACAGTTCCAGCAGCAGTACCCTGTGCAGAACTGATAGCAACTTCAGCGTTGGTTGCTGTACCAGCATCCTTAATTGTACCACTGTTTAGTGCAACATTCTGTGCTCCAACAGAAAGAACGTCATCTTCGTTTGTTGCGGCGTTAGCAGCAGCAATTGCAAGTGTGAACAGAAGTTCGTTTGTTCCAGTACCAGAAGCATAAGATAGGGTGTGTGGTCCACGACCTGAACCTGCACCTTCGTTACCATTGGTAACAGCAATTGTTGGTGTACCACCTGATGTGTCAACATCAACTGCCTCATTGTATCGAACCGTAACACTGAGTGTAAATCCATCAGACTTATCAGCAACAGTAGTATTGAGGTCAACACTGTCAATTGTAGCAGCACCAAGTGAGGTAGTGAGTCCACCGATTGCAACTAGAACCTCTGGGTCTGCGTTTGCATTATCGTTACCAGAAGAGGCATTTCCTGCTTCACGAACCCAACCGGCTGTGGTCGCAAATACTTCTTTCTTCTCTGCTGTAGTTAGATTTTTTGGTTTGGACTCATCTGCGTCCGAAGCTCCCCATAAACCCATTGTCTTTCTCCTTACTCTATAGAGTTTGTTTGTCTATTTATACTATTTAAACCCCAGACGTTTAAGTTCTGAAATGGTTTTACTCACGTTAGTGTGGTGGATACCGATTCCACCTTTGGCTTCCCACTCGTTAATATTCTTGATATAATCATCAATCAATACATTTGGTTTACCATTCGTTGTCGCATATTTCTGTTTATCAGAACGCATAACAAGATTAATCTTACCACGTTTGATCTTTGTATTCTTGGATAACCATTTCAGTTTTCCATTCCGTGAAGTTCCATCACGGTTAGAATATGCAGATAGGATTTCAGTATCATACTTACTGATAAAATCCCACAAACGTTTACCACCAGATAACCATTGAAGATTTGCCCAAAAACCTTTTGTGTTTGCAATCTTGTTCCAACGCTGATCTTTATCGGAAGTTGCAAAAGGTTCACCAATTGCGTCCTCTGCACCACCGATAAAGTCAACAAGAACTTGATCCATATCACAAAAAATAGTAGGTAACTCTGCTTCTGAAATCTGCCTTACTTCAAGTAGTGTCTTCACTTTTCGTCTTTCATCTCAGGGTCAACAGCAACATCAGCAACCTTTCCACCTGTCATGGACTTCTTGCCTTTTACTGGTGCTATTGTATCAGATTCCTCAGATTTGTCAAGTACCTTTTCGTCTAAACCCCAAACTTTTGCAAGTGCTTCCTTCATGGATGCCTGCTTATATGCATTTGCAGTACCCCATGTTAGAGACTGGCCAGGAGTTGTTTCTAGTGCATGGTCACGATACTCATCTGTACCAAGTTCATAGGACTCTTCAACTTCTTCGTCTTTCTTCTTTTTTGCATTATAAGAAGCGTGCATGTGTTTCTCTGCCTTAGTCACTTTAAGTTCGTTGATTGAGACACCCTTTTCGACACCATGTTCGAACATGACATCATACCATGCAATTTCACCACTTTCATCTGGATCAGCATGTTGACCGTGAATGGGTTGTCCAGTACCCCAATCCTCATGTACAACATTCTTTGCACACAGGTGTTGACTGTTTGCAGGGTTGTCTGTCTTGTCCTCTAAACCTTCATTCTTAACTGCCTTTGAGACAGTCTTACGACGATTATGTAGATACTCATCAGAATCATCTACATCACCGTCATTGTCGATGTCCTTGTCCTTGCGGTCATCGAAGTCTTTCTTGAGTGCCTTTGGATTTACCTTATCCATTGACTCACTTTTCTTTGCAGCCTCTGCCCAGACATTGAGGACAGAAGACTCAAGGGTTCCTTCTTTTGTATCAAAATACTTCTTACCCATTTTTATTCTCCTTGATTTTTCTATCAATCCTGTCTAGGACAGATTCTTTTTTGGGTTTCTCTCCACGTTCTTTCTTAGAAATTGCAATGGCAGCCTGTTGTGCAGGGGACACTGCTTCCTTAAGTGCATTTAACATATCACGATAAGACTTACCAACCTTTGCCTGAAATGCCTCTTTGTCAGAGGGTTTACGCATTGAGTTATATTTCTGTTGAACTGCGATTGCCATCTTTGCAGGAATTTTGATCTTCTTTCCATCTTGGAATTCAACATCAAACTTGCCGTTTAGAGACTGTGCTTTTCTCATCTGCATCATGATGTTCTTTGATGCTGCCTTCTTGTCATCGTCAGTTGCAGAGTCGTCTTTTGAAAATGCACGTTGTTTCATATCTGGGTCACGGCGCATTGCACGGCGAGCATCAGCAGCGGCAGATGCTTCTTCAATCTCAACTTCTTCCTTATGAACCTTCTGAAGATGATTGATAAGAGAGTCGATATCATTACCTACCCACTGACCTTTCATACCCTTCATGTTTGCAACGAAGTTATCTGCCTCATCGTCATATGAGAAGTCACCGAGTTTCTTACCATTCTGCATAATAGCATGAACACCACTCTTGCCTCGCATAAGTTCGAAAGGACCAGACTTGACTGACTTGGCACCCTTCTGCCACTGGTCACCCATCTTACCTTCATCAAGGTCAACTTCTTCTTTCAATTTGTTAATCTCTGCACCTTTCATATCATGCTTTGAGATAAGTCTGGTAACAGCCAATGCACTAACAAATGGAATGTCCGCTTTGACAAGTTGAATTAGTGCTTGTTTATCATCATCAATTTTGTCCATAATTGAACGTAATTTGTTACCAGAATCCATGCTCATCTTTTTACCACGCATTGGTTCATATGCCTTTTTCAGAGCAGCAATTTGACTTGCACTCATTTTTGCTTCATCAAGGTCAACTTCTTCACCGATTAAATTTAAGATATATTCTTTTGGGTCTGTGTCCAATTTCATTGCATATTTGACTGCACCAGACTTGTCACCCCTTTTCAACATTGCGGCAACCTTCATCATATCGTTTTTGTCGATACCACCAGACTTCTTAGCATATGTCTCAAGGTCTTGTCCCTTGATTACTAGGTCTTTCATCTTTGCTTCATCAAGGTCAACTTCTTCCTTCTTCATCATCTTGGTTGCAGTGGCCATCTTAACTGACATCCACTTATCACCATAACGCTTCTTGAAGTCATCGTCAGGAAGGTCTTTTGCAATCTCTTCTCTACGCTTCTCTTCGTCAGGTGTCAAGTCTCTTTCTAAGAGAGATGCCTCACGCATTAGATTCATGAGTTCTAGAGTATCTTTCATTGATTGTCTGTAACTAGTCATTTTCTTTTATCTCCAATACTAAAGTGGTATCCCCCCTTAGTAGTCTATGAAATGTTTCCTTTGCAATGTACAAACTATCTCCGACACTCAGAGGTCTTGGTAGTTCGTTGTCATACTGAAATTGCCAACCTTCTCCGTATAAAACTTTTACTTCTCTGTTCTTCTTGTCTCTATGCCAAATTAACTCTGTATTTTCAACAAATCGACTAAAAGAACGAACTATTTTTCCATCTATATATTTATCATCATAAGGATTTACCAATAGAAGTTTCCTCCACCAGAAAGTCCAAGTTGAGATGCATATCTTGGTAGATTACATGCCCAATATGATGCTTTGGTCTTATCCTTCTGTTGATCACACTTGTGACGAGCAGCAAATGATTTTCTTGCAGCAGGGTCATTAAGTTTTACCTTTAGACCTGTTGTGTCACCCCATGTGACCTTCTTGACGTTACCTGTTGATGGGTCACGCACATACACATAGTATTTCTTTGGACCACCAGCCTTTGGTTTGTTTAGAGGTGGGTTTTTCTCCTCCTCTTCCATCATAGGACAATCTAGAGGAACAACCTGTTCTTCGTATGTTGCGAACTTACCAAGATCACCTTCCATAAGTTCCTTGTCGAAACCAGTAACTTCTAGACGACCTTCATTATACATCTTTCGCATGTCATTGAAATACTCAAAGTATGATTCGGAACCTACACGATACTGGTTGTTTTCAATGAGAACGGATTCTGTCTCACAGTCCTCACAACATGCTTCTTCCTGTGCTTTCTGAATTTGGTCTGGTGTAGGTGCGCCCTTCTCACCCTTCTTTCTCATCTTCTCACCAGAACCACTCTTGATTCTTTCACGCTTCTTGTGAATGTTGTCCCACAGACCCTCATCAACATCTTCTATCGCCTCTAGAACGTCTGGATGATACTGGAATGCACCCTTCACTTCATGTTCTGGAAATTCCTTTGCAAACATAAGTGCAGAGTAACCACTCATTGTACTTGGTTTCCAACTCTCACCAAGGTCAACAGACTCACTCTTACCCTTTGCCTTTGCAGCAAGGTCTTTATCTGCACCACCCCAAGTTCCAGAGGATTTTGAAATAAATGAGTTCACACGAGCATGTCCCCACTGCTCTGGAGTTGTGCCTGGTCTGTGTCCTGTGCGCCATGCAGCAACACCACGATTGTAAACTTGTTTGAGAATACTCACTGAGATACCAGATTTATCTGCCTTCTTTGCAAGAGAACTATCTGCTGCACCCTCACGCAATCTTGGTTCTCTGCGATTGGTTGATGGGTCTTCATTGCGAAGGTTCTTTGGATCATTGTTTAGAGGATTGTTATCCTTGTGTCCAACATCCATCCCCTTAACTGCTTTGTCACCCATGATGCGACGAGCTTTGTTCCTTGAAGAGCGACGAGCTATCTGTTCTGGCCGTGAATGGTAATTCTCATATTCTTTTTTATAGCTGCGGGCCTCATCATAGAGGTCTGGATACATCTGACGAACTTTCTTTGTGTGCTTTGATAGTTTAGTCTTTGCACTCTTGTCGCCGGGTGCGGGTTTGTATGCACTAGGATCATTATCGTCCTTATCTGCACCCTTCTCAAAATGTCTTGCCCTTGCCTGCTTAGTAGACTTGGACATTTCATCACCTTCAGCATCCTTTGCATAGTATTTTTTGGGTTGCGTTCCTTCTCTGTCCTTAATGTCCTTATCCTGTTTTACAGAGGTTGCTTCCTTGAACGTGGGCATATAACTTGCACGAAGTTCCTTTGGCAACTTACCCTGCATAACAAGATCGTTGATGTATGAAATTAGAGTGCGGGGATTTACATTTCTATATTGTAATGCAATTTGTGCTGCTGCCATATTGGGTTTACCCTTAAACTCACTTGTCTTTGCTAGCTTTGCGTATTCTTTTGCCATCTTTTCAAAAGACTTTGGTGCAGTCTTTTGTTGAAATTTACCACCGAGTTTGTCGGTAATTTTAGACCTAAACCATGCATCCTCACCAACTTGGTGTAGAAATGCCTTGTGGAACTTACCATCTTCATCAACAAAGGAAAGATAGTTCGTTCCTCTACGAACCACTTCACCACTTAAACCATTTGCTTCTACGATATCTCCAATGTTACCCCACTCTCCTCGTAGGTATGCGTCACGCAATGCGTCGTAGTCATCACGAATGTCGAGGTCTTCTT